TTATAATGCTGTCAAGCGTAACGTACTGACTGGTCCCCCAGTTAGAACTGTTTTCGTAATACTGTTGATCTGTCATCTAGCTTTCTTTTTGTGTTAAAACAGCGTCCATGCTACCAGCTGCATTGACAACGTCAACGTCTCTAACAGTAAGTCCAGCGTATTTTAATATAGTTATTATAAGCTTAGGAGTCTCATCTAATGGCAACTCGAAGTCCTGATAGTCAACAGCACTTGGGTTGAATACTGGGTCCTCACCAATCACCTCGTAAGTCCACTTAGGATCTGCCAGTTCTCTAACATATACCAAGTCTAGTGACTGAGTAGAAGTGTATGGGCTCAAAGTGTACCCAGATTCGCTCTCAGCGTATACTGGATAGGACGCAGATGGAGCTGTCAGGTTAGACATAGACAAGTATATCATCTTAGCCCCCTTGACTTTCTGAGCTTCCACACCACCGTACTTTAAGTATAGCGGGTACTGCATATCGGATGGCTTAGGGTAAACTCCGCCAGACTGAGAAATGCTTCCAGTCTTTACGAATCCATCTAATAGGTCCTCAAGTTGTTTTACTCTATCTCCGTGGTCTGCGCTTAATCTTCTAGCGTTTTTCAGACCAACAAGCTTTGCGTGTTCAGCTCCATACAGGCTAAAGATTTCCTGCTGCGCGTTTTTAGCGTACAGGTTAAACTGCTCAGGGGTTAGGAACCCTCTGTTCTCCTTGTTAAGAGCCGTAAGGACGACGTCTCTAACGTAGTCTATCTTATGTATGGCCATGTGTTTATCTTTCCCACAAAAGTACAAAAAAAAAGAGGGACACCGCTTAGGCATCCCCCTTCTCCGTCGGGCAAGTAAAAAGTTAAATCTCGTTAACGATAGCCTGCATCACGCTGATGCCGTCATCTGTCTTGAAGAAACCTGCAAGTCCGGAATAAACATTCTCACCGAACGGGATGGTAACAATTTTTTCCTTCTTGCCTTTAGCCCAATGTACTGTACATCCGTCAGCTCCTACCTTAAGAATTCCGCCTTCAACGGCTCTGATAGCTAGGTTTCTGAGCTTGATGTTTTCATCGTTAGCTACACTAATAAAGGTGTCAGGGTTTTCCTTAGCAAAGAGAATCATATCTCTCTTAACTTCTTTAGCGCTCATGCCATTTACTCGTGATTTAAGCACGACTCTAGCAACAGCATCTAAGTCTTCAGGCTCCATAGAGCGGACCAATGACATAGCCTCAAATTCTTTCTCGATCATATCGAGTTCTTGTTCTGCCTTAGCAGCTGGGTTAAACTCAACGAAAACCTTACCATTGTCAGGGTGTTTAGATAAAAACTCCTGTAGTACAGTTTCTTCTGGTCTAGTAACAAGTTTACCGTTAGTAAAGATAATAGCTGGAAGCGTAGCGTCTCCGTGCTGCTCATCTTCAAATACCGAAGGGTGATTAGATGAGTAACGAAGTGATCTGTTTACTCTTCCGTCAAAGTACTGTAGTGGTTTGTTTGTTGAGTGTCGTGAACGTAAGATAAAGTTCACTGGTGTAATACCACCAACTAGGGTGTATATTCTTTGCTTAAGCTCCATAGGAGACTCTGTTTTTTTAATTGCCATTTGATTAGATTTATAAGATTAATAAGGGTAGTTACTACCCCCGTCGACTAGGACGAGGGTAGGCTACCTTTAGAATTACTTCAATAAGATGAAGTTGTTAGCTCCCATAACACATAGAGCACGCTCAGTTAAGAAGTGTACTGCCATAGCATCAACATCGCTGTTGTTTGCGCCACCTGCAGAACCTACCAACCAAGTTTTGTACTTACGGTCTTCGTTAGCTGTTTTACGATATTTCACGTGTAGGAAAGGAAGAACAACGCTCTCACCCATTACCTCATCGTATACGCTAGTAGTACCAGCAGGAACGATAAGACCATCAACACCTGAAGTCAAGCCACCAGTAGTAGCATCGTTCAAATATTTCCAGTCAGTTTTGTAGAAATCGTATCCAAGGTTAAAACCTTTGAATCCTAAGCTAAGAGCCATAGACTCATCGTTGTCAAACATACCATAAGAAGCACCAGATGAACCGAAGTTATTCTGAGCAGCCAATACGGTGTCAATCTCGAAAGATTTAGCACGGTTTACGAACATTACGTTCTCTTGGATAGCACCTTCTTTGTCAAGAACTTTGATGTACTCTTCGATGTCAGCACGAGCTGCGATAGAACCGGTAGAGATGTTACCTCTAGACTCAACTTGGTGGAAGAGACCTTTGGTACCATTGTATCCTGCAGCAGCAGCTCCTGATCCAGCAGCAGCCTCGCGAGACTCGATAAGAGACAATTCCATTTTATCTTCGAAACGCTTACGAGTTTCAGTCTCAGACTTCAAGTACCAGAAGTATCCAGAACCTTGGTCAGACTCAACTTCGATCCAAGAAATCTGAGCCATGTCAGATCCGTTGATCTCGTATTTGTCTTTGATGATGATTGGTTTAACAGATAGGATGTCTTTAGGAGCCTCCAAAGAACCAGCCATACCAGCAGTACCTTTCTTGAACTCAGAACCGAAAGCAAATACTTTCAATCCAGAAGTAGCCAAGGCAACAGCTAGGTTAGCGTTCTCGTAAGAAGCTACAGTAAAGGTATCAGCATCAACAGCAGTGATGATTGCTTTCTCTTGAGTTCCATCAGCGTCAACGATAACTACAGTTTCGTTCAAACGGAAAGGGTGTGCAGCAGAAGTGATCACATCAGCAGAACGGGTAGCACCAGTTACAGCCAAGTGAAGACGTCCTTGCTCAGACCATTGGATTAGGTCAGAAGAGAAAGGTACTTCAGCGCCTACTCTACGTAGGAAAGAAGCTACAGAACGGTTACCGTACTTTGCGAATTCTTTTTCGTGTACATCTGGCAAAAATTGAGAAGTGTATGCGATATCAGATCCCAAGTAGTTTGTAGATAGTACTGATTTAGTTGGTGAGGGAGTTAAAGCTCCACCTACACCGGACATTGTTACAGACATTTGTTTTTTGTTTTATAAGTTATTTAGAAATTTTTAGAGAATTCATTCCAGGTCCTCCAACTTCTCGATACTTTAACCCCTTAGAATCAACAGGCTTGTTATCTCTAACACTCATGCTAATGTTCTTAGTCTCCTTTACTAGACCAGCCGTTGCGTCCGCCATACCTTGTTCGTAAAAGTACTTGGCCATAGCATCTGCGTTACTGGCAGCAAAAATAGCTTTATGATAAGCGGCAGCGTCCTTGACGAAGCCATTCTGATCAATGTGCTGGTTAAAGAAATTGGTGATGTCGGATTGAACCTCCTTCACCTTGCTAACGTCTTTAGGAGCGAACAACTGTTTCTTTTCCCCGAGGTCGAACTCAAAACCTTTGAATTCTTCAGTGAAGAGATTGTTTGTCTTTTCCATAAAGGCCTTAGACCTTTCTTCTTGAAGTTGAGCATCCTTTTGTGATTGCTCCGTATATTCGCTATAGAAGCTATAAGCCTTTTGATATTCTTCAGGTAAGCCAGCAGCACTTGACTCAAGTGGCGCCTTATACTTCTCCTTCAGAGCCTCGAAATGGTTCTTAGCTTTGTATAGTTCATCTTTCATAGCTACCTTCTTCTTCTTAATCTCACGATTATCGTCAAGCTCCTCGTCATAAGAGAACTTTTCTTCGAGTAGGTAACTAATATCTTCATCATCCAGATGAGAGTTGGTCTCCTTATAGTACTGTCTTAGTAATTCTACTTCATTTACTTTAGACCAGTCCTTCTGTAGGTTCATGTAGTCATCAAACCCACGTCCAGTTTCTTTCTTGTACCTAAGGAACGCATCTACATCCTCTGGAAGTTGTTCAGGTTTTTTAAGAACGTCTTCGATCGAATCAATCTGGTATCTCTCCTTTAAGAAGCTTCTTACCTTATCTTCATCAATCTCAGGTTGAACTTGTGGTTCCTCCTGTTGTTGTTGCTGTGGCTCTGCCTCCACTACAGGTTCCACTTCTTCAGCTTGCGCCTCTACTTGTGGTTGGTCCTGTATCTGTACCTCCTCTTGCGGAGTTTCCGTCTCATTTACTTCTGCAAGAACGTTTCCGTTCTCATCTTTGAATATCATTGCCATAATAGATTGAATTTAGTCGCAAAGGTAACTAACTTTTTACAAACCCATCATTCCCTCAAGTCCAGAGCCCAATGTGTCCTGTCCGTCGAAGTCAATTGGATCTAAGTCCTGATTCCTTTGCTGGATTAATTTAGATTGCTGTGAAGCCTGCTTGGCAGTCCTCTGGTCCTTACGGTCCTCTTTATATCTTTCTTTATCAAGCTGCTGTTGTAGTTCAGTGTTCTTAACCTGTCCTTGTACACCAGCCTGTAGCTGAATTAGTTGAGCCTTTAACTGAAACTCTTGCTGCATTCTCTGCATCTCTATCTCAGCCTCTAACTTCAGTAATTCTGCTTTAGCCTGCATCTCAGCATACATGCTTTGTTGTTTGGCTTGTTCAGTTGTTAGTGAAGCTTGTTGGTTTGCCTCAGCTTGTAGAGCTATGTTCTCTTGCTGACGCTTCTGATCCATCTTTTCTTTACGTTTCTTACGTACCTTAAGAAGCTGTGACGCTATCTTAATATTCTTAACGCCTCTGATATCAATGGCATCATCTATATCTATCTTACCTGCAGACAAAGACATTTGTATGTTCTGCTCTAGAACGTTTCTTTCTTCTTCGTCTGGGTGTAGCTCTATGAATATACCAAAGTCATGTAGGTGTAAGTCCTTGATCTCGTCAAGAAGTTCCACACTGTTTCTACCTATAGCCTTAGCAAAGTCTTCAGCCATATCAGAGTACTCTAGTACGTCAGATATTCTATACATAACGCACTCGGCTAGTCTTTGAGTCATAAACACTCCAGACTTAAGTATGTGTCTTGTAGCTGTATTAGAGTTTAGCGCAGCCAACTTCTGTACACCAACTAGCGAGTCTGGATCAGGCATACTGCCATCTCTAGCTTCGTTTAGACCTGTAACAGAGCGAATCATATTAAGGTTATAGTTATACATATTTATCAGAGAACTGATCTTTGTGTTAGCTCCAGAAGACGTAAGCTCCTGTACGGGAACCTTACCGTGGTTGTACTCACCCTCCTCATTCAATGACCTACCTAATACAGATCCGGTCTGGAAGTATAGGTTAAGAGCGTCTTGTGGAGAGTATGTGTTTCCGTTTCCTAAATTTATTGAGGATATGCCATCAACATCTATATACACACCATCTGGAATCATCCTAGACGCCACTTGTTGTAGTTTTAAGTGTATGAGCTGTATCTGGTCCGCAAACGGAATCATTCTTTTTACGAGTGAATCAATTTGTCCTCTGTACATCTTAGGTGCAGAAACAATATATGGTGGGTAAACCTTCTGCATAGCAGACTTAGGTCTAACCATATTCTTCATTACCTCCCACTTAAGAAGGATGTTAGTACCAAGTACTAGCACTCCCTCATACCATACGTCTATTCTTCTAGAT